GTAATATATGATACAAGACATTACCCCCCTCTATCTCTATCCCTATCCCCTCTGTATCTATCGATATATCCCCTTACCCTTCCTCTGTCCCCCACATCCTTATCCTCCCATCCAAAAACAAAAATAAACCCCATGTTACGCCTTGAAAAACGCAGTCGAAAGACTTACCCCTTATAATTACCCATCCCAACCTTCGAACGCCAGGAAACCCCTTTTCTGTGCGTTCTATGAAAGTATATAATTTTTTTGGGGTTTATGTTATCATGGGTCGTGTTTATGTATAGCATTTGACATGGGGATGGGATAGTTCTTTTCTGATTGGGGAGTATTTTAGAATTTTAGGGGTGTATCTTTCTTTTTCTTTTTAAAAAAATATTTATTAAATAAATATTTTTTTATTTCTTTGTTCTTTAAATGATATTTAGGATTTACTTATTAAAAAAATTAAAAAAAACATTAAAAAAATAATATTTATTTTATTTTTAAAGATATTGAAGAAACTAATGATATTCTATAGGATATCGAGGTGACTAGTGGAGAAATACTTTTATAATAATATCGAGGTAACTAGTGGTATAATATTTTAAGATATCGAAGTAACTAGTGGAGAAATACTTATTATTAGGATATCGAGGAAACTAGTGGTGATGGGGATAGAAAATAAAAAAGAAAGGATAGGATATAAAGGGAAGGGAAGAGAGAGAAGAAGGAAGGGGGGTGGGGAGAAAAAATATATAAAGGTGGGAGTAGAATATTACCTCCGGTAATAAACATGTTTGAGTTTATAAAGAAGATATTTAGGAAGTCGGAAGAGAGAGAGATAGAGGGGATAAGACCTGTTTTACCGTTAGGGCAGAGAGTAGGGGATGTGGAGAAGATACCGACATCGCCGTTTTCGGCACAGCAGTTGAGGGAGTTATCGAGAACGAGTGATGTGTTATCGACGATAATAAATGCGTTGCATGTAGAGATGTTCAGGAGTGGGATAGGGGTAGAGTCGAGGTTTGTAAGGAAGTGTATAAACTGTCATGCGAAGTTCAAAGTAGAAGTGGAGAAATGTTCATATTGTGGTGGGGAAGTGATACCTCCGAACATAACAGAGAGAAAGATTTTAGAAGATTTATTAGATGAGTTCTGGTCTGTGAATAAGAATGGAGAGGATTTAATAGATATATTACGAGGGATAGAAGATGATATGAATGTGTTTGATGATGCGTATCTTTTTTGTAAGAAGGTATATAAGGTTTCTGATGAAGGGGAGATTATCAGTGAGAAAGTAGATGAATGGGTGCGAATATCGCCGGAGATAATGAAGATAATAGCGAACAATGCGGGGGAGCCGGGGAAAGATGATGAGGGTAAGTCTTTAAAGTTTTGTGTTCAGCACAGGGGGCAATTACAAAAAGACAGGGATACATGTCCTATATGTGGGGTTGTCTTAAAGTCTGCGTATTTTTCTTCGAGCGATGCGAGGTTAAATAAGATATATTATTCAGGGGATGAGGTCTGTCACGTATCTAAATACAGACCTTCATTAACATATGGTTTTTCGCCTATAAATGCGTGTTGGATGAAAGTAGTATCACTTTTGTATCAGGATGCTTTCATAAAAGATTATTACATGAGAGGGAGACCACCAAAAGGGCTTCTGTTTGTGAACACAGCGAACCCGGATAGTTTTGAGAAAGCGTGGCAAAAGATGTTAGATATGTTTTTTAACAATCCGCATATTATCCCGCCATTAGCGATAGACAATCCTTCAGGGAAAAAGATAGCGGAGTTCATAGATTTCATGCATAATCTGAAAGACATGGAGTTCATACAAGCGAGGGATGAGTTCAGAAGGACTATAGGTGCTGTGTATGGGGTTATGCCTCTTTTTGTAGGTGAGACACAAAAAGGGGGAATGAATAATGAAGGGCTTCAGGTTGTGGTGACGACAAGAGCGATACAGATGGGACAGCAGATATACAATTCAAAGATATTCCCGTTTATTTGTCAGAATCTGGGTATAAAGGATTGGAGTCTTAAGTTAAATCCTGTTGAGTTTAGGGATGAGATGGTCAAATATGAAATAGAGGCTTTAAAACTTAAAAACGCATTAATGTATATGCAGTTGGGATTTGATGTTGAGTTAGCGGAGAACGGAGATATAAAGGTTACACAAAACAAAAAAGAAAGCAAAGAAGAGAAAGTGATACCTTCGGGGTTGGGATTTCCAGCAGGAGTTTACGATCCTAAAATAGGGATACAGAGGTTTGTGGGTGAGCCTGCACATCTTCATGGATATGGTGTGTTCTCAGGTGCTCCGATAGATGTTCGGCGGTCTTTGGGTGATGGTGAGTTTTTAGAGAAAGAAGAAGAAGAGATGTTTAATAAAAGTATAGCGGATGTTTATGAAGTGAGAAAGCAAAAATATCCTTTTGTATATACTACGCCTGAGATTCTAAAAAGAATGAAAGAAAGAATCTGGAAACATCGGTTTGAAGGAATAGATTGGCATAAGTCGAAACAAATACAGAAAACGGTTCTTGATGCTATAAAAACGGGAATGGATGCTTACACACTTAAAGAGAAGATAAAAGAAATAGTTCCTGATATATCTGATTTTCAAGCGGAGACTATTGCAAGGACAGAAGGAACGGCATTGTTAAATGCGATGGATGAAGCAATCTATAAGATAGATGACCCGGAAGAAGATAAGTTTCTTTATAAATGGGTGGGGGTGAACGATGATAGGACTACAGAATGTTGTAAAGAGATAGAAGCGAGAGTAGGAGATGGAGTTCCACTTAAAGAGATGCGAAAGATAGTAGAAGAGACGAGTAAGAAATACTTTCCGAATCTGAAATATAGAGAATGGTGTCCACATCCGAATTGCAGGAGGGCGTTAACACGAGCATAATATTTAGAGAAGAAGAACTTCAGTTTTTATCAGGGTATCTTAAGAATAAACCACAGGGGGCTACTTTAAATTGTATCTTGAGGGTATTGGGAATTGGTGTAGAATACAAGAAAAAAGTAGGAATATGGTTGTCGAGAAAAGGAAAGCGGTATAATATAAAGAAGATAAGTCAAAGAAGGTGGGGTGTAGAAAAATGAAGTATATAATAGTAGGTAAGGATGGGTTATCAAGTGCGTTGGCATATGCTTTAAAGAATGAAGGGAACGATGTTTATTTTTATAAGCAGAAGGAAGAAGCAAGCGATATTCTTAAAGGATATGTAAACATAATTGAAGACTGGGAAGAAATAAAAGATGATGTGGATTGTATAATCTTTGAAGATACGGGTTTTGGAACAAGAGCAGATGAATTAAAAGAAGAAGGGTATTGGGTAGTGGGGGCATCATCTTTCTGTGATAAATTAGAAACAGACAGGGAATTTGGAACTGAAATAGCAAAGAAGATGGATGTATCTATTCCAGAAGTTAAGAGTTTTAGTTCTTTTGAAGAAGGGAAGGAGTTTCTGGATAGTAAAGAAGGAGCAGGTAAGAGATGGGTAATTAAATTTAATGGTGTGGCTGGGAATATAAAGGATTTACTGTATATTTCAGAGATGGATGATAATAAAGATTTGCTAAAAATGTTTGATTTTTATTCAAATCATTGGAAACCTGAATATGGAAAAGTAGATTTTGTGCTTCAGGAATATATAGAAGGAATAGAGTTAGGGATAACAGGTTTCTTCAATGGTGAATGTTTCATTATGCCATATTACATAGATAGAGAGTATAAACGATGGTTGGCTGGGGATTTGTCTGTTAATACAGGACAGGAAGGTGAAGTTCAATATTGGATACCTAAGCCAACTAAATTTTTTAAGAAAACACTTTATAAATTAGAAGATGATTTAAAGAAAGCGAAGTATGTAGGTGTCTTTAATGTGAATGGTATCTTGGATAGTAAGGGGAATTACTGGTTTTTAGAGTTCACGCCGAGATTTGGTTATAATTCACAGTCTATAGAAATAGAAGTTTTTAAGAAAAACGGGTATAAAGCGTTAGATTGGATGAAGTATGACAAAATGAATATAAAAGAATTGTGGGCTATGGGTGTTCTTATTACAGTGCCTCCATACCCTAATAGTTCACCTGATTTATATTTGTCTGTTGGAAAAGGCTTACCTTTATTGAAAACACCTAAAGAGGGGTTCTATCCTCATGATTTGGAATATAAAGATGAGGAATGGATAACAGGGGGTGTATTAGGATATGTTTGTTCTGTCTGTGGTGTGGGGGATGGATTAGAAGAGGTAAGGAAAGAAGTTTATAAGAGAGCAGAAGAAATAATTCTTCCTAAGAAGCAATATAGGATAGATATAGGAGAGAAAAATCCTTTTGAGGGAGTAAAAATATGAGTATGATTATTTGCTATGAAGTAGAAATAAAAGGATTGGATAGAGCGTTCAAAGGGATTTCTAATGATTTATGTGATAAGATAGTTCTTTATTCAAGAGAAAATATTGCTACACTCAAATATTACAATCACAAATACCCTATTGCTAACACAGGTAAATTAGCACAAATGATAAAGAAAAACCCTGAAATAAAGCCTATAGAGAACGGTTGTGAGCAGGAAGTAATATACGGAGCAAAATATTCAGGGGCAGTAGAATTTGGTTCAGGACCTCATTATGTTCCTTACAAAGCAATAGAAGAATGGGCGAAGAGGAAGTTCAGGATACGGGGTAAGAAAAAACTTAGAGAAGCCACAATAAAAATAAAAAAGTCTATAGAAAAAAAGGGTGTTTTGCCTCAACCCTATATTCTTATTGCATTAGCGAAAATGATAATATACGCTAAAGATAAGTATCATGAATAATTTTTGGCGTTGTAGTAGTATATATATGTTTTTCAGAGAAGTTTATATAAAAAGATAGATAAATAAAAGATATGGGTATAAATGGTAGCGTTGACGGGGACATGGAAGAGAGTTCAGACTATTACACATAAGGAGTTTGTAGGGGAAGGGACTGTTTCTTTAACTACTTCTTCATCTATTGTCTTGACTCCTGCTGAAGTTCATGGAGTATATGGTTCTATAAATTTTTATAATGCAGGTTCAAGTTCAGTTACTATAAAACTTTGGCAATCGAATAAAGAGCATCCTTCAGATCCTCTTACTTCTCCTAATGATTGGTATCAGGTAGGAGATGATATTACAATAATGGCAGGGTCAAAACAGTATGTTATTTGGAATGGAAGATATAAATATATTTGTATAACAGGTGCTTCTTCAAGTGGGACTTGTGATGTTAGTGTTGCTTTCTATCTTGCTATGGGGGTTCTGTAAACATGATAGAGATAGAGAATGATAAAGAACGGTTGTTTAAAGCGTGGGCGACTGTAGAAACTGTAGATAAACAAGGAGAGATTATACCAGTAGATACCATAAAAAAATTGATGCCTCTTTTGATGGATAGAGGGGGACCTATACTTGATAGTCATACAAACAGACCTGTTGGGAAGATTTTGAGTTATGAGTTTAAGGAGAAAGATGGAAAGCCTGGTGTGATGATAACAGGGAAGATTTTTGACCATTATCAATTGGATGATGAAATATGGAAAGGGATGAAAGAAGGTAGGATAAAAGGATTATCAATAGGTGGGAAGAAGAGAGTAGGGGCGATGGTTGAGAGGAAAGATATTGAGGGGAAATCAGGGAGGGAATTGGATATAGATGAACTCTATGAAATATCTATAACCTCTCAGCCTGCAAACCCTGAAGCGAATATAGTTTCTTTGTCAACTGCTAAGTCTATGGAGGTTGAGAAAAAGAAAGCAAAAGATGTTGAAGTAGAAGTTGTGGAGGAGAGGAAGAATATGGAAGGGAAGGATGAGAAAATAGAAGAGAAGCCAAAAGAGAATGTGGCTGAGAAGCCAAAGGAAGATGAGAAGAAAGAGAAAGTAGAGCCAACAAATATGGAGAAACTTGTGGATAGTATATCTGCACTCAATCAGAAGATGGATAAACTTATTCAGGCTTTGATTGAGTATAAGGATATAGAAGAGGAAGAAGGAGAGGAAGATAAAAAGGATAAAGAACCAGAGAAAGAAGTGAAAGAGAGTGTTAAGAAAGAAGATATAACGAGGGAGGAAGTTCTGAAGATGATAGCAGAACAGGTGAAGAAGGAGGAAGGGTATAAAGTAGTTCAGACGCCAAGACCGACGGCTGATGTGAGAAAGGGGAAAGTAGATTTGGGAATGATGATAGCAAGGGGGGAGGTAAATCCTTCTATAAATGATTTGATAACGATGGCAAGAGTGGAATATACACAGCAGGTAAGGGGAGGTGATTTCTAATGAGTGAGGGACCGATTCTTAAGACGATATTTGATATGGAAAGGTATTATTATGGTGGTGTGCAGGTAGATGCGTTTAGTTCAGATAGGTTTGACCCTACTTATTTCATGAAGACAGACGCTATTCATGGGATAGGAACAACGGGTTTGTGGAATAGGATATATGGTGCGAATGCATGGGCTCAGTTTAACCGTGATGTAAATATATTTGGTGCACTTCCTAAGGTTGCTTGGATACATTCTGGTTTTAGGGCTCTGACAAATCGTTCAGATTTCTATAACACCATAGTAGGAATTGATTCAGGAATGACTATACCTGATGCAAAAACAATGTCTTGGGAGCAGGTAAGCCTTACTCCACAGATTGTTTCTGTTGTTTTTGAGATTTCAGCACAGTTGGAGTATCTCGCAAGACAGGGACATGATGACGCTATAGCGGGGCTTGCTCATCTTAGGATGCAGTATGCTATAGAGCAGGCTGAGGTTACAAATAAGATACTCGGTATGCAGGCTTCAGATTGGGCGAATATTTCAGGGAATAGTGTGTCTTCGCCGATTTCACCATATCCACTTGATTTGATTGTGGGAGATTATACAGTTGAGGCTGATAATAATCATAGGTATCTTTATGGGTTTGATAGAAGCACAGCAACATGGCTTAACTCAAATGTGATTGATAAGGCAGGAGCTGAACTCATAGATGATGATATCATAGACCTTATTAAGAAGGTAAGAAAGAACGGTGCAAATCCTACACTGTGGGTTATGGGATATGAAGCCTACGCAAAAGTTCAGAAGATGTATTCCTCGGAAGTAAGGTATAATGTTCTGGGAGAGAAGAAAGTAAAGATGTCTGTGAATGGTATTGCCACACCTGAGGGACATGATGCTGGGTTCTCTATATCCACGCTTTATGGAATACCTGTGATTGTATCAAAGGATGTAACAGGGAGAAGCGGGGGTTATCTTGAGAACATATACCTGCTTGATACATCAAATCCTGAGGGCTTTGAGTATCCAAGACTAGGAGTATGGGTTGCTAAGCCTGTTCAGTATAATGAAGCAGGTGTATCTACAGGTAATCCGTTTGCTATCGGGAAGTATGCAGATAAGGGTATGTATTGGATGATGGCAAACAATGTATCTACTTTCTGTAAAGCACAGGGGAAGATAATAAAAGCAACCTAAATAGGAGGTGTGCGTGAATGGTAACAATGACTAAACTAACAAGAGGTTCTGATTTGCTGAAGCATACGCAGAACAAACTAAAAATGGCAGTGATAAGACTGACGGGAGAAACAGGTGATGTATATACAACAGGAGGGGTATCCCTTTCTTCGTATTTTACAAACATAAATATATCTACTCCCCTGGGTGCAATACTTCTGGGAACTTCTTTAGGGAACTGCTTTAGTTTGTTTGACGCAACAAATAAGAAACTCCTTTTGTTTGATAAGTGGAATGGGACTGGAGGGGTGTTCGGAGAAGTAACTAACAATACATCTATAGCAAGTGAAACATTTGATATACTGATATTTGGGTATTAAAATGGTGGGATATTGTTCAGTAGATGATGTTTCAGATTTCCTTTCTTTTTCTTTTTCTTCTTCAAGTAAACCTAGTTCTACACATATTCAGAATTTAATAAACAGAGTATCTGCTGAAATAAATCGAATAACGGGGACTGCATTTGCAGATACACCTATTGATTTACCACAGATACCTGATTATGAATATCACAACATAGAATTTGCGTATTATTGGTTAACAGGTGTTCCTATTTATTTATATAGACGCCCTATAGTATTCCTTTCAGGTGATGGTGGGGATGCAATAGAGGTATATAATGGTTCTGATTATGAGGATTGGTTGAATAATAGGACAGAAGGGAGAAATGGGGATTGGTGGGTAAATTATCAATTAGGGATATTATTTTTAAGGAATTTTGTATGGTTGAGAAGACCTTTTGCAGTTAGAGTTTTGTATCATTATGGAATAGTTCCAATACCTGAAGATATAAAACAGGCGTGTATATATAAGGTTGCTTCATTAGTGCTTAGTGGAGAAGATAGGAGTGTTCTTCTTCCAGAAGGCACTTCGAATTTACAGTATAAAGATAAGTTAGAGCATTGGATAGAAGAATATGAAAAGATAGTAGAAAGATATAGAGAATTTAGAGTAATCGGTGTGACGAAGTTCTAAAAACCCTCACTACTGAGTAAGTAAGTGAGTGAAAATAAAGGAGGGTTGATAGAATGTTGCAAACACAAACATACGATGGAGCATTGACTATTAAGGAGTATCTTAAAGCACTTAATCTATATCCTCCTGTTAATGTAGAGTTGATTTATGAACAGAAGAGAGTAGATTTAGGGCAAGGAGAAGCTTCTATTCTTGTGTATAAGCATGATTCTACAGAGAAGATAATAACGCTTGGTGGAAAGAATAAAAAGATAACAGAGCGTGTTTCTGTAGATGTGAGGATGGTTTCTCCAGGGGATATGCAAGAAACCCGAACTCAATTCTATAATTTATTTGATGCTGTGAGAAATGCTTTAGAGAGTTTGGTTCATGGAATAAAAGATTTTTTCAATAATGATTTCAGATGGGATTTAATTGAGATTGCTTCTGTAAGTGATTTATCAGATAAGAGCGTGATGTTGTATAGAAAGGTTATAGATGTTGTGTTAACTTCATTTGCTGTAGATTTAATTTCTTTGATGAGTGATTATTATAATGATATGAATGTGTTTCAGAGAGCAATAAACATAACATATCCTGAAGGAATAACGACATCATATCTTCCTGTGAAATTAGATATAGCACATTCAAACATATATCATTCAGGGGTTTACATATCAAATTATGATAGTGTGAGATTTTATTCAGCAACTACACAAGAACCTTTGTATTACTGGGTAGATGGTGTAGAAACACTTTGGGGAGTTCATTATGTTGTTTGGGTGCGTGCTAAGGTTAATGAGAATTTAATCATGACATACGGAAATCGGAATTATACAAAAAATGTGTATTTCCATTCGGCTGAGAAAGTTTTTGATGAAAATTATTATTATGGAACGGGAATGTTGAATAAATTTAGGTCATATCAGTCTGATAATCCTTTATCATATAATTATGAAAACAATGTTGTTTATGTTAGCAATCCTAATGATGTTAGAATAACATATACGAGTATATATGGGGTATCTGATTATCTTTTAGGGCTGTCTGTGAGATATACAGTAGATGTGGGGGATAGGAATGTAACAATGATTTTACAAGATACAAATGGTGGTGGGTATTATCAGTTTAAATTAAACAAAATATCAAATACATCGTATTGTCAACTTTATAAAAATGATAATTTGATAAATAGTTCTTCTAATTTTACATGGAGTAAAGATGAATGGATAAATATGATGTTTTATATGGAAAATGAGGAGACCGGGTATCAGGGTGTGTATGGGTATTGTAATAAAATGCCAGGGAAATGGTTAGATGCGGTTCATCAGCAAAATAATATAAATAATTACTTCCCAAAGATAAGTTTGACAGATGTTAATGGTGTGTTGGAATTAAAAGATTTTTTTTATTATAGAACAACAAAATATACGGCATCGTATAGTATAGGTGATGAAAGTTATAAGAGGAGGGAATATTAGATGAGTGCAGGAACGGGAGCGACAACAATAATTGGATGGAAAGAAAGCACACAGACAAATTGGAAACCGTTTGGGAAGGGGGCTGTTCTTACATCAGTATCTAGAGGAAACAATGGTGAGTTTATCTGGGGTTTAGGGGATAGGCTTGCTTCAGCGTTTGTGGCTAAGGAGTATGAAGTTAGTTTAAGCATAGAATTTCTATTAACAAATCCATGGTGGGTTAGGTTGCTTTTAGGAGGGTATAGTGATATTCAGGAACAACCGATAGTGTATTATCCTGCATCATCTATACCTTCTTTTAATATACTCACATATAACTCTCAGGTGTATCAGGAAATAACTTATACTAATTGTAAAGTGAATAGTGCAACATTTTCTTTGTCTGCTAACGAGCCTGTGAAAGTTAAACTTGAAATTTTAGGAAAAACAGACAGTATAACTACATCAGGACAGCCAACTATATATACAGACCCTTATCCTCTTTATGTTTGTAATGCTATGACTTTTTATATAGATAGTGAAAGTCAAACCAGATTTACAAATTGGGAAATTACTGTAAATAATAATTTAGAGAAAAAAACAAATTTGGGGTCAAGAACACCTGTATATATAGTTGAGAAAAATCTTGCAGTAACGGGGGCTTTATCAGGGATTGTTGTAGATAATGCATTTTTAAAGAAATTATATGGTTCTACAAATGCAAATTCACCAGAGATTTCATTGAATAATTTAGGGGTTCTTAAGGCGGAATGGATTTCAGGAAGTTATCCCGATGAATATAGTATAGTAGTAGGTGCAACTTTTAATAGTGAAGGGAATAATGTATCAGGGTCTTTATATTTGAATACAAGAGGAGCACCTGAGAACCCAACTGAAGTTATGGTAGAAGATTTAGATTATCTTGCTGATAAAATGGGTGTTCATGTGAATAGAGGAACAGCAGAACCAGCGTGATGGAGGGATAGAATATGGTAGAGAATGAAAAAGAGATAGAGATAAATGGACAGAAGTTTGTGATAAAGAAGTTTACTTTCGGACAGATGAATCAGATTATAAATGTAGGTATGGGGAATACACCAGAACATCCGAGAGCAGATGAACTTTTCAAAAAGATAATTCTATTTGGGCTTAAACAAGCACCTTTTTTAATAACTCCTGAACATATAGACAATCTTCCTGTGGATGTGGGATATGCTTTGCTCAACGAGATAAGTAATTTCAATGAACTTTTTGAAATGACAGATAGTTTAAAAAAAACAAACTTAGACAAAAATATAGGAATGTTTGGAAGTTTAGCACAAACACAGACCCAGAAGTAGTAGAATACACTATAAAGTTTCTGTTTATGAAAGAATTGGGAATGCAACCTTCGGAGTTTGATAAACTAACTTATAAAGATGTGATAATCTTTGCTGAACTATTGAAATCCTATGGGGAGGAAATGAAAAACTATGGACAGCGAATTTAGTATCGTGGCTAAAGTCAAGTTAATTGCTGATAATCTTAAGGACTTTCAAAAAAAAGTTCAGACAGCCACGACGATTTCAGGCAAACCTACTGTAATAGCAACACCTGTAGGTAAAGGAGGGGCTGGTGGAGGTGGGATTTCAATAGGGGATTTAACAAAAGTTCTTGGGAAAAAGGGAGGAGAGTTTACAAAGATTTCTGGTCAGTTAGAAGGGGCTTTAGGAAAGATGGGTAAGGCTTCAGGGTATTTAGCGATTATTATGGGAGCGATACTTGCTATAAAAAAAGGGATAGACTTCTTAAGCAAAGCAAGCCCTGCTCTACAGCAAGTAGTAGATATGTTTGGAACGGTTTTCATGCTGTTTTTTAAGCCGTTTGGGGATTTGTTAGCCTTCTTACTTAGACCGTGGTTGTTTTTAATGATAAAAGCCCTTCATTCATGGTTTAAGTTATTTGACCTTATGTATTTGTTTTTTAGGAATCCTTTTCAAGCATTGGAACAATACAGGCAGTTAATAGAATCTATAAAAGCAATGATATATCTTTTTGCTGAAAAAATACTTGAATGGGCTGCGGGGTTAGCATATTCAATAGCGGTGGCGTTAGGAGATGTTCTAAAGAGTATGTTTGATGGTGTAATAGATATACTAAAAGGGATATGGGATATATTGAAAGCGATATATGATTTCTTTAAGAATCTGGGAAGTGGATTTGGTCAAGGATTTGGTGCAATTCTTCCAACCAGAGGGATACAAAAAGGAGCAGAGACAGCGATTCAGTGGTTTACATCTATGGGGGGATTTGGATAAATGGCAAACACTATCCAAAGAAGTGATATTAATAATGGAATAGCGATAGAACTTACTTGTATTCAAACATTAAGTATAGATAAAACAGGGTCGGTGGTAGTTATGCCGATGCCTTTTTCAGATAGTGATGGGGTAATATCTACAGAATTAGGCGGAAGCATACGAACAATAGGAATAGATGGGGAATATGTGGGTAGTTCTTTAGATGATTTAACAACATTCGCAAATAATCTACAGGCTTTTTGTTGTGGTAGTCAATCTTCAAAGGGACCTACTTCTCTTCATTTAGACTTACTCAATGAAACGATTAATTGTGCTGTGATGAGTGTTCATATAGATTATACGGCTGGTGTTCCTTTAAGATTGAGGTATAATATAATGTTAACTGAGTCGAGTGTGTTTTAAATGACATATACGGTTAAATTACCTGAAGGTTCAGATTACACATGGAATATACAGGTTTTACTAAACTATAACGACCCTGCTAATTCACAGTATGGCAGATGGTTTGATTTAACAAAACATACTTACAATGGACAAGAAAGAAATTATGTTGGTTCTGTAAGTGCGATGTGTTCTGTATTCCCGTATTTTTCGGGAATGAAATTAACACTTATAGGATTAGACAAAGCGAATGATGAGATTTCAGGTTTAAGTAACTATCTACATATCGGACAAGGAATGGTTTTTATTATTACACAGAAGTATGTAAATAATATAGAACATAGATGGGCTGTTGTTGGTAGGATTTCAGAGATTAAGAAGAAAGATAAATACATTTGGGAAGTTACAGTTGAAGATGAAACATATTATAGAACGAAAAATACAATATTTGAAGCAAAGGAATGGATACTTACCATAGATTTAACGACAAGATATTGGAGAACAATTGATTTAGATAATGCGATAAAATATATATTGGCTATGTCAATAGAAGGTAATATATTTCCTAATACTATAGATGTTGAAGTAAATAGTGAACATTATAGTTTAGATACATATAAAGGCGTGGCTTTAAAAGAGTTTTATTCGGCAGAACGAACAACAACCTCATCTTCTGGATGGATACCTTCACGAATGCATGTTCGTGATAAGACGCTTTATTCATTGGTAGATGATTGGATAAATAAAATGGGGTATAGATTATATCCTTATTCGGGATATGTTTGTTTTCCAACACCTTATGATGAAGGTTATTATTCTCAACCACGTATGGAAAAAACAGGCAAGGAGTATGTTATTAGTAGTTCTACTGTGTTTGATTATGGGGGGGCTAATAAGAATATACTAAAACCGATAAAATGGGAGCAGAATAAAAGTTTATTTTTAACCAGTCTAAATACAATATATGTTGGTAGTGATGAAGATACTAATTCAAAAATAGTGGTAGCAACAGAACCTTCATTGGAGTTTAATGTTGGGTGGATAAATTCTGCAGATAATAGCGAATGGGGTAGTGTTAGGCAAAAAATAAGAGAAACGGATATTCGAGGGAAGACAATATCAGCGATTTTATTAAAAGATATACAAGTTATTTCAAATGATAATACTTTCCCTGTAGGCACTATTGAATTGCAATTAGTATATACTTTAAATTCAACCCAATACACTTATGGTTTTGATGTTTTTGAGGGGAGAAGATTATACAAAGATTGGAATAATGGGGCGATAATTTGGGATGAAATTTATTTTGTTCCTTCATATAACAGAGGGTGTATGTCAGTTCCATCCAATGCAACGGATATATATATTGTTTTATGGTTTGTAGGCAACTATTCAAGCAATAAGTATTTTAAAGTGGGAGTTCATGAAGAAGATGGTGGTGGATATGGTGGGACAGATTATCACTGTGAACAACGAGTAAATGGAAGTTGGACAGGGAATAATAGACAAGATTTATGTTTAGTTATTTATACAAATATGGTAAGAAAAGAATTAGAAACGACAGCGAGTGATGAGATTATCCAGAAATATGGTAAGATAAACAGAACTTTGAAGTATATAGATGTAGTATCTGAGGATACTGTTCGTGTGATGAATGAACGAATAATAAATACATTTAGCAATCCTGATCGTATAACAAACGGTGAAGTTTGCTTAAAACGAAGTAAAGATTATCTTTCAACACTTTATCCGAACAGAAAGATAAAGATAACAGATGCTACGAACAACATAACAGAACAAGAGTTTATAATAAGAACCGTTGAGTTCAGGTTTCCTGAATGTTTGTTTTATCTGCAGTTAACACCATATACTGCTGATACAACAACAGATTTATATATGATGAAACAACAAATAGATGATATGCAAAGGTTTTTATGATAAAGAGGTGAAGAAGCGATGACAACATATTATTGGGTTGGGGGAACTGGGAATTGGAGCGATAGTGCTCATTGGAGTTTGAGTTCAGGGGGTTCAGGGGGGGCTGGTGTTCCTTCTTCTTCAGATGATACAGTAATAGATGTGAATTCAGGGGGGTCTGCATTTACTCTAACAGTGAATGGGGAATACTCTGTGAATTCAGTTTCTATTAATAATCAGTATTGCACTTTTATAATTGCAGATAATTTTACTTGTAATGGCACATTTACGATAACAAACTGTGCGTTGTTTAAAGGAGTAGCTGGTGGTGGGGGTTCTCTTTATCAAAACGGTGTGTTGAGTTTTAATGGTGGAACTTATAATCTAATGTATTTAGATTGGTATTGTTTTGCAAATGTTAATATAGCAGGGGGAACTTTCCAGAACACAGAAGGACTTAATGGCATAGCAACAGGAACTGTATTTATCGTAAATCCTATCACATGGAATTTTTCTATAGCTAATATGTATCTCAATCATATTACAATTAATGCAAATTTCACATGCACAACATCATTAGGTTCTGGAACTCTGATATATTTTTATGGAAATATACTTTCATCAAGTATAAACAATGAACTTAGTATAGGTAATATAAATTTTAGTTTAACTATGGTAATTAATTCGAACCGTTTAACACATTATATAGAGAATGTAAATATGAAATTTGGTGTTTTTAGTATAAACTGTGATGGTGCGGGGACAAACACTGTTAATATCACAGGGTATTCAGATGAAAAGAAGAAGATAAAATGTCAAATGTATAGTAGGTTTGTTGTTTCACATTATAATAGTGGTGCAACGATTTATTTTGACATAGCCTTAGATTTAGATTCACGATATTACATATCAGCCACAGGAACGGGATGGACAGGGTATTTAAATCAGACTATACATTTTATGAAGCCTGTTGTTGTGAAGAATAATTTTTTCCAAATAGAGAACTACGCAAACAACGGAAGAATAGTTAATGTTTATTTTGATGATACGCTTTCAATTACAAAAGAAGTTGGAACTAATTCTTGTTATCTTCTTACTTACCAAGTTTCAGGACAAAATGTAATAACAAATGTGTATTTAAAAAAGAATACAACTGTTGATTATTTCTATACAAATGGAACGGGAACAGGACACGCCTTTAACATATATTTCACGCCATCAGAAAATATAACTTGCAATCTTAATAAAGACCAAACTATAGGTTCAGACATGAAAATAGATTGTGGAACAGATACAACATACAATATAGACTTATACACGAAGTCTATAACTTTAAATGGTGGGAATTTCTATTTGATGGGTAAGGGGAATTGGTATCTTAATGGGAATTATACTCATTCAGCAGGGAATTATAGACGGCGAAATGCTCATATATTATTGAACAATGATGATTTAATCTTAAATAATTCTGCAGTTTATCAAAACGATGGGTATTCACGGGATTTTAGCGATTTGAGTTGGGTTAATGGATACAGTGGTTTTACATTTACAGGAGGGTTTGAACTCTGTGAATCTCCACTTACAGCAGATAAAATCATCTTCTCAGGAAGTAGTGGATTTGTGATAAACTACAAACCCTCAACCAAAGAGTATTATGTATATGGAATGGAATTGAACTGGCAAACTCCTATAATATATCCTTTATATTCTTCTAAGAATTTGAATGAAGGCTTGAATTTAATAATAGAGAGAAATAATAATGATACACTTTTTATATTTAATGTGGATAATGTTGGACTAAAATCAATAACTATAGGACCTGATGAAAATACAAGATGGGGGATAACGACAGGAATTGATATATATGTTTTGAGTGTAAATAATAATGGACAAAGACTAACAGGAGGGGATTATCAAGGACAGTTGCATGTTGGAGGAGGGGATGCTCCTTTAGATTATGAGATTATAGATAGCAGGTATTGGATAGATATGGGTAAATATGAAGATTTATGGGAGGTATGGGATTGAATTTAAAACAATGGTTAAAGCGACATCCAGAATATTACGATGCTTCAATGACTAAGTATGTAAAAGATTTACGAAAGAATAAAAAACAACTTGAAAAAATAGAGTTTAAACATGATTTGAGAAAAGGCTTCAAAGAGGTGAAAGAGCATGGTGTATTACTTTCAAGCAAACCCTTACAAGAAACACAAGAAACCACAAAAAATGGAAAGAGAAATCCAAACCCTTAATCCAACCCCTATAACACTTCCAAACGCTCAGGAAACCCCTTTAGAAATGCGGGAAAATACATCAGAAGGGAATGTGTTTTCATGGGATAAGGATAGTTTTTTTAAGAAATTAAAAGAGAAATACAAAGAGAAGTTTTCGGATTGCTATGATGAAGACATGCACGACCATATCCTTGAGGAATTAGCAGAAACTCTATTCCAGATAAAGCGATATGAGTATTTAATAGACAACAACAGAGAGAGCAAAGAAATATTAGTTCTTATCAAAGAAGCACGAATACATTACAGGGAATTACTTAATCTGTTAGTTCTGTCTATACAATCGATGAAGAAGACCAAGAGAGATGAAACGATGAACCATGCACAGGTTCAGGCTTTGCTTAAGATGAGTAATACTGTGGATGTCTTGAGAGGCATAGTTCTTGAATTGCTTTCAAAGATACCTGAAACAGATAGGGATAAATATCTTAGCATACTTGAGAATTTAGTTTCAGAGGAACGAGATAACAATGCAACAGAAAGCGTTTGAAGAATACTTAATCAAGGAACGGTTTAAACGATTATACAATTATGAACTTCGTTCATGGCAGGTTAGGGCAACTGATATTTTTCTGCATTCTCAGAAGCACATGATAGTAAAAACACCACGAGGGGGGCGTAAATCTACATGGCTTGATTTAATGGCAACGGATTATATACTTCACAACAAAGATAAATTTGGGATAATTGCAACAGTCGGAGCAGATGTAGCAAGTGAGCATATCAGAAGAATAAGAAATTTCTTAGTTCAGAACGGATATAGTTCAATGTTTGTAGAGCCTCAAACACAGATGGAGATAAATCTAAATAATGGGTCAAGGGTTTTAGCAATCCCACAGTCCGCAGAAACACGAGTAGGGTATCATCCTAACATAAAGTTTGTAGATGAGATGTCAAGAATAAACCCTACTTTCTTTCTTGAAACTCTGAAGCCTATGGGGCGTGGGCTTGTTCCTCCTTCAAGAGAGATTATTGTATCCACACCAAAACAAATAGAAAAAGGAGAAAAGCCTCTTTTCTATGAGTTGTGGAACAGTCCAGATTATGAAAAAGTTTCATCAACCTTAGAAGAATGCGATTGGATACCTTCTGAACGAATAGAAGAAGAACGAAGGAACTTACCTGAAAAACTATTCAAGATAGAATGTTTGGGTGAGTTTGTTTTTCTTGAAGACAATCCTTTTGATTTGAAAAATGTAGTTATAGAAGAAGATATAGAGTATAAGAGAGAAGAAAATCATGTATATGTGTTTGGCGTGGATTTAGCGAGAAAGCATGATTGGACAGTAATAACAATACTTGATATAACTGAAGAGCCAGCAAAGGTTGTTTTCTTATATAGAACACAAGCGAATTGGAAAACCCAAATAACATACTTAGAGGAATTATATAAAGAATGGCAACCAATTAAAATTATTATTGATGCTACGGGTATAGGAGACCCCATACTTGAGTTTGTTTCAGATTTGCCTGTAGAACCTTTTATATTCACGGAGAAAACAAAAACAGATTTAATAACTCATCTTCAGGTATTAACACAACATAGAAAGATAATGATACCTTCTAAGTTTGCTCAACTTATAAAAGAATTAGAATGGTATGAATGGAATGATAAGAACCAAACAGATGATTGTGTAATGTCTTTGGGGTTGGCTTCTTGGAGTTTGCGACAGAGAAAAGAAAGAGTATCTGTTTTGAAATTAGACCATTTAGAGATGTTTATATAAGTTTCCTGTAAAAATTAATAAACATAAAAAAACAAAAAGGTATAAAGAGGTGGTGATATGAACACACAAACTGCAATTGGGGGGGTATGTGCTATTTTGGGAATTGTGGGGTTGCATGTGATAGAATTTATCAGAGATGGGAATATTACTTATGTTGTGGTTGTTGTAGATAGTATTTCTGTTTTAGCGGGCATAGGTCTTTTAACTTCAACTTTTTTTGAAAAAATAACAGTTTCTTTTGCGAATAGAATTGCAGACCATCTTTTTGAGCAGTATTTACTTGAAAAAAAGAACACTAAGTAAATCGTATAATTTTCTCCTGAAAATTATCTTGATAATGCGTTTTCATAATTGTTTTTATTTCTTCCTTATACCTTTGATTTTTGAACCATTTTTCATGGTTTTTCAAAGCGTTTTCAAGGGTTTTATATTCTTCCAAAATGCGTGTGGCTGTTTTTTGTCCTACATGCGGGAAAGACATTAATACATTTAACGCAAAATCATTTGATTTAGGTTTGTTTCTTAGAGGAGTGTATTCTTCAAGATGTGTATCAGCTTCTGTGGCTTTTTTTAACAATGTAGAAAGGACCCACTTCAAATTATTTGGAACGAATAAAACATTTACTCCATATTTCACAATAAGACTGGAAATCGCTCCCATTATAGCGCCGGGGTTCATTTGACCTGCGATATTCTTCTGGAAGAGAGTAAATAAATTGCCTTCTATCAGGATGATAGGTGTTTCAAAGTTCATTTTAAGTTCTATTGCTTGCTTGAACAATCTATCATCTTTTATTGAAGCGATGAAATCAGATGGTGTTTTTCTTTCTATTCCTATTTTGTTCTCAACACAAATATCAGAAACATCTAAGGGTTTGATAGTTATCTCTTGTTCTATTTTTTGGGCTATTTCTCGATACAAATCTATCATGTTTTGAGGTTCTCTTATATCAGCAAATATCATTTTATGGTCCTCCATTTCTTCTTTTTCTTTTTGTTTTCTATTTCTAAAATCTCTTTGGGCTTCATAATATTATCTTTGTAAAAAGGACAATCATAGAAACAGGGTAAGTATTCATATAATTTCTGGCATCCCATTGGATAATAATTTTTGAGATACAAAGATTCTACCTGATAAGTTCGCCTACTTACATTATCTACATCTTCCCAATTAAAAACCATACCGCATTTGGTATAAAACGCTTGAGCACTTTTAAGATTTACACCAAGGTATTTCAGCATGATACAAGAAGCAACTCTTACGAAGTGAAGAGGATTTTTTTCCGTAGTTAGATGATGCCATACACATTTCTGTGGGATAAGAGAGGGAAGTAAAACAATAAAATGTTCATTAGGGAGGGAGAGATAATCAATATCCGCAAAGAAAGAGGCTCCTCCTTCTATCTTTTCACTTTCAACCAAATCATCTAACATCATGTTATTATCTATGCAGAACTGGTATATCTCTTGTAAGTTCATTAGAGTTTCAGGGTTATCCATGGCTTTAAGAACATAGCATGTTTTCTTGGACCCTGAATGTGTAGTTCCAGGGATGCGAGCAATTCGTTTTACATCGCCTAAGACATGAATATCTGTGTATTTTTCAAGTCCTTTTGAAAAAAATAACTGAACCATTTTGTAAGTTTGTTTGAGGTCATCTGTTAGTTCATAAACAGCAGGTTTTAAGAGTATCCGTAAATGAAATCCTTTTTTGCCTGAGTAGATTAAACGCCATGATAGTGTTTTTTGAAAAATAGCAGTTTGTAGTTTTTTCTTTAGAAGGAGCATAATCATGCCTATTTCTTGAGGGAAATGTGTATCAAAGTCTAAGAATATTTCAGTTATACCTACTTTATTTTCATCGGGGAAATAAGAAATAGAAAGATAACTGTCTTTATTTTCGGCTTCTGATTGATTAATCTTAGAAAGTATCTCTTCTTTAGAGTTCACAGGAACTTGAATAGGATTTCCATACTTTCTTGGAAACCCAACACAACACCAATCAGGAATATCATTTATCATAGTTCTTCCATCCCTTTGGGGAATATTACCTTTATTACTTCTGGGAATTCTCCTTCTATATGTGTGGGTAGTTCTGTTACCCATCTTGACCCTGATACATCTGTATATCTTTTCCCTTCATCAATATACTTAAACAGAATGGTATCTACTCGGAATTTATCATCTTTCTGTCCTTTGGGTATCCATCCTATGATTCTTGTTATTTCTTCTTCGTCAAAAACAGGTTGTGCAGGTGTAAGAAGCATGAAGTTTAAACCAGAATTCTTTATACTTTCTATCCATCTAAAATACATAGGATTGATAACTTGATAATCAAACATCGGTGAGAATACAGGTTTATTCCCTTTGTGCTCTTGTATAGCTTGCTTTCTCTTTGCTATAAGTAAATCAAGATATGATTTCCCCCATACTTGTTGGGTATATTCCTCTCTTGTTAATTCCCACATTCTTCCTACATTATCTATTACTACCCATATTGCTTTTTTTTTCATTCTCATTAAACCTTCTTTTAAGGCTTCTTCCGTATCTTTTATAACTTCTTGAAAAGATGAAGGAGTAGATATATGAATAGATTTTGTGAATTCAGATGGAAATACTCCTTTTTTTAGAAGAGGATATGCTCCTCCATCCAAATCCAAAAAGAAAACCTCTACATCTTCAGGGGATTTATAGTATTTTACGATAGATAATGCAAAATGTGTTTTTCCTGTTTTGGCATCACCATAGACTAAAATTCTTTGTGGGAAGGTCATTCTAACATCCCTCCTTCTGGTAAAACTACAGAGGCTATTTTTCCTGTTTCAACATCAAGAAAATAAATAGTTTGTTCTATCTGAAAAGATACAATGTTTTTCATTCTAAGATGTGATTTCAGAGTGACCAAAAGTTTGGGGGGTATATCAGGGTGTTTTAGATTTTTTATTTTACCCAAGGACCAGTTTCCCCATGTTTTTACTTCAACAGGAAGTTCAATTGATGTTTTATAAGGAGTAGGGCTATCAGCAACGATAGATACCTGTTCTAAGAATTCCTCAACTTTCATTTCAGATACCTCCAACTAATTTATTTGCGAATTCTGTTGCTGGTTTATTGTTTGTAGAAGCGTTAGTAGTTTCAACTGTTGTTGTAGGTAAGGGGATTATGATAGACGGTATAACTAAAGATTGTTTGAATTTTATTCTCTGTGTTTTTTCATCTGTATATACAACACCTACGAGTATTAGTTCAGAGCCTATATCAAAGAACACATCCCCACAATTCATTATAATATCAAAGCGAAATCTATTGTTTTGAATTTCCTGAAGTGGCACGCTGTCATCAACCAACGAAACAACATAAAACGGTTTTCCATCCGATGCTCGGGTCCTCTGAGACAAACCAACGACTATACCTTTTATAAATACTTCTTCGGGGGATGGTGTGAGTTCCATAATCTTAGCAGGTTTGTAAGCATTCTGTATTGCAGAAGCAATATCTCCTATAATTTGCTCTGTGCTTGGTTCTGGTGTCTTTAGAACATTGTATTCTATTATATTGCCTCTTTCTTGTGTTTTCTTTGCTGTAATATGATATACTCCTTCAGGGTGTATATCTTTACAAATCTCTATCATTTCATTAAACACATTAAACTTACCAAGCGTTCCATTTGAAACCAGCCCTAAGAAAGTAAGTATTTTTGTTTCTTTATTCTCGTCTTTGTAGATTGTTTTTATTGGAAAAACTTTTAAAATCTTTACTGTTAAAGGATATATGGCTTTTTGAAGTTCATTGATATATCGCGCCTTGAGGATTATCCAAGTCTGATACATTCTGCTTTCTTCATTGAAACTTTCCATATATTTCTCATTGTATATCGCCAAAAATTCTTTTAGCAAATCATCGCTCATTCTACCACTTGCTTTAGAGAAGTTCACAAGTTCCGTTGTTATGTTCTTATACTTCATGTTTAACATTCCTGTTAAATCCTTCATACTTATTGTTGCCATATTCACAACCTCCATTCTTTACTTTAGAAAAGAATACTATATATTGTTTCTTTGTTTTTAAGAAAAAATAAGTATTTATATATCTTGGTTTCTATAGTAAAAATCTTCTTTTTTATAAATCCAATTTCGTTCTTTCCAATAGGACATGATTCGCGTGGAGGCTTCTACAGATACTTGTAAAGAAGAAACTATCTTTCTGATAATATCGTTTTCCACTAAACCTATATCCGTTCTTGGGAATATTGTGTATAGAAGAGACTTCCAGCGTGTTTCAGCAAAAACTTCATCTTGAGATTTCTTATAGGAGAATTCGAAGAAGGATATTATACTTACCCATATTTTTTGAATAAATATATATGCTGTTTCTAAGTCTATCATTTCAACAGAAGCAGATTTTCTTGAAAAAGCATGTAAAAAAGATAGTTTTATTAAATATTCCATATACCTTTGAACAAATTTCTCAAGTTGCGTTCTAACCATAGGAATTGTATTAAAAACTCGTTCGTAGAACACAGCAACGAGTTCTTTAAGTTTATTTTTGACAGCATCATCTCGAATATGAGGGGTTAAATTAGTTTCGTAGAAATCATTTATCTCTTTAAAACCACTAATAAGCATATTGTATTTCTCTTTAATAGAAGTATCTGTTCCTGTTAAATCAATCTTTGACATAGCCAACATAGTTATTTCTTTGATTTCTTCAGGTGTGAATTGTATAGGGATAAACAGCATTCTCTGAAGTAAACCTCGCTCTGTGAGGATTTGCCACAACATAGGAGGAGGATATGATGTTAAAAAAATAGAACATGTAGGTTGTATATCTATGGGGTAATCTACTGCTAATTTTTTTACTATTCTGTTGTCTTCTGACCCCATAGGGTTCATAGCAATTTGAAGTAAATTCAATACCTGCGTTGTGTAAGGTGAGGGAGACCTCAAAAGAGTTTCTGCTTCACCTGAGAACAATATGTTTATTCCTGTTGCGGGGTCTAAGAACCCTCTTTCAATCATATTCGCCATGCTTGTTGTTTTTGTTACAGGATTGTATATCCTATCTTTGACTATACGCCCTACTAAACCTGCATCTGTGATTTCTGAAACTGCTTGAAATTTTAGCCCTATATCCTTAGCAACCTGTGAGATAAATCTCGCACCCGCTCCTTTCCCCGTTCCAGAAGGTGCTAAATAACATAGATGAATTCGTAAATCAATGTAATGTGAAGTATATGTTATCAAGTTCTTTTTAATATTAGGCATTTGAGCAAGAAGCATGTAATAACTTGCTTCCGCATATAGAGGATGTTTCCAGCAGTTCTCTTCAAATACTTCTTTGTATAAATCTAAGTGTTCTTTTCCTTCAGGAAGCATAGTATTACCTCATCAAAAGTCGGGGTATGGTTCATTTTATACTTCTGTCTGATTTGCTCTTTAAGCAAAATAAGTTTATTTCGTGTGTTTTCTTTGATAGGAATTAACACTACTTTATCTTCTTTCATGCTAAGCCTCCGCTTCTTTCTATCACTCGATAAAGTTCTTTTTCTATCCTGTCTTGTGTTGTTTCAGATAAATCACTTCTTGATAGAATGTAAGTTGAAGCCATATAATAATCCCAAACAGTAGGCGTTCTTGTTCTTACTTCTTTTTGTATTTGTTTCTTTATTTCTTTTTTTGTTTTTTCGGGTATCGCTAAGGAATTAATTTCATTCGCGTTGATAGGGATTAACCCCATCTTATCAAAAAAAGGAAATATCTCTTTTAGTTTTTCTACTGTTTTCAATATGTTTAAATCAGAAACCGAGAAATTCTTTGTTTTTCTCTTTGTGATAGACAGCATACTATTTATTCCATACAATAGATTAGAACACAGATGTCTATACATGCTTGTTTCAACATGAAACGATAGTTTGTTAGATAGGCTTGCTCTAATTCGTATTACAGGATAGTATGGTGAAGCCTCAGGGTCATGTTCATATACTAATGAATTATCAAGAACACAAAGAGCATAGAACCGTGTATCCAAATACAAAGAATAGAGTATTTTATAGAAAGTATGCTTTTCTAATTGTGTTATTATTGGTGAGAGTTGTTCTTCAAAGGAGGGGAGTTGTTCTTTATATGAATTGTTAAGAAAAACTTCGCCTCTGTCAGGGAAAACAACAACATGAGCATAAACAGGTTTCCCTGAAACCGTATGATATATTGCTCCTTCCTTATCTTCTGTGCTTATACTTCGTATCTTATAAAGATACCCCTCAAGAAAATCCTTAAACTCATTATAGTTCGCTTCTTTCTTATAAACTATTGCTGGTATAGACATAGTTTTTACCTCCATAGAATTGAAACCAACCACCAATAGATAAACCTTCTTTGTCAAAAATAATATTACTTTTTTTGTTTGTATAAAAAATAAAAAATAAATAAAGGGAGAGAGTAGAGTATATACCATGCCTCAGAAAAAAAGACTTAGAGTTTACCGTTATACTTGTGATATATGCGGAAAAGTAATTGAGAGTATTTATAAAAAACAAGTAGAGCATAATCTAAAAGTTCACAAACTAACGCATGAAGAAAAGAAAGAACCAAAGGAAATAGAAGAGGGAACAAAATAATGCAATACGCTATAAAAGAAGTAAAATACACCCCTATTGAAGATAAAACAGAGCCTGAAATAGTAGTTTATGTTTCTTATTGCCCTGTTTGCGGAAAGAGATTGTTCAATATACATAGAAAGATTTTAGAGGCTAATCTGTCTAATCATGCTTTGATACATCATGCTTTTCTTGGGGATTCTTAAATTCTTTTTCCCATATTATCCACGCTACATAATCCTTTAGTTCTTCAAAATCGGTTATTCTATGATTATTCCCTTTTTCATGAATAACAACCTCATATTTAAGTTCAAAATCTATCCCATGCTCTTTCATAAATTCACAAATTGAATTCAAATCTTTTACATTTTCCAACTCAACAAAAACTTTCTGTTTCATATTAGACCCCCTTCTCATTTCTATCAATTATTTTTTTTTGTTTTCTCTATTACTACATACCATCCTTGTTTCCATTCTTTCAACAAATGATTTGAAATAAAAAGAGATTTCCATTTCCTAATAGTAGGTGCTGAGGTCCCGATTGTCATTTGTATGGCTTCATTCAGTAGTTCATCTGATAAATCTGATACTTTTAGTCCGTTCAGGTATTTCTTTGAAATAAAATGTATAACTTTCTGAAATTTTTTCTTGATTTTTGTTTCTGTGTTGTGTCTGGTCTTTCTTCTCTTTTCATATTTAATAACTTCTTTAAGAAGGGCTTTCCCTTCTTCTGATTTTAAAAAAAATTTGAGTTCTTCTATATTTATAGAACTCATTGTTTCCCTCCCTCTTCGTTTAATTCCTCAAGAGCAAGCCCAAATCTAAACAAAGAAGACTTACCAGATACTTTGAATACCCATTCACTATCAAAACTACAGTCTCTACAGAAGATAGTTAGATACATTGCAGAACTACCTTCTGAATATTCTTTCATCATTGAAATCCTTTTCCCATCACAAAGAGGACATCTTTTTTCTTTTAACACCTTTAATCCTTTCTTTAGATTCATGTTTTTACCTCCAAAAAACCAAAGATATATGGTCTTTTATATTTTTTTTCTCTCAAGTAAAATAAGAAAACATTAATAAACAAAAAAGAATATACTCCTTACTGGAGAGAGTGGGGTATCTTTTTTTTATTAATGTTACCCGTGTTTTTACCTCCGAGAGCATGTGCTCTTTCCCCCCTCTCTCTCTCTTTTTTGAAAAACAAAAAAATTTAAGCGATAGAGTTCATTCTTATTTTAAGAAGAAAAAAGAAAATTTTTTTTCAATTACTTAATTGCATATTTCTAAATTCATTTTGTGTTTTGGAGGGATACCCTCTCTCTCCAAAAGGGTAACCCCCTAAAAGATGAAAAAAAAAAATTTTGTTGATAACATTCTTTCTTGAATCGAGAAGCAAAAAGAAAAATTTTTTCAAGTTTGTTAATTGCACTTTTTTAAGATTGAAATTTGCAAAAACACAGAAAAACAACAGGAAAGAGGGTTAAAACGCATTCAACTAAAAATCAAAGGGGAAAGTCATTAGAATTAACAGAAGTGTGTTCTTTAGTTTTTTGTATTATACTTATATATCCATTAGTATTATGTTTATAAAAGATGTGCATTTGCAGATTATGAAAACATTGTTTTTTACTTAGAGAAAAAAACTCCGCACCACAAATATCACATGTGGCTAAGAAGAGTTGCAGTGTTCTATTTCCTAAAGATGGGATTATTGCTTCAAGTTCAGTTATCGGCATTGTCTTCCTCCTCTTCCTTTTCATTATCATCTTCTATTCGTGGAGCTACTAAGTATGTGCTTTCAATGTTCGAGTTTATCAGAGTTGTAAACTTTATTGGTATGTCTGTTTCCATCTCAATTTTTAGTTCTTCTACTGATGTGTTTTTTAGAAATGATTTAAGGAAATCAACAGAGAACTCTGCTTTTATTTTCTTTTTCTTTAGAGAGAATTCTTTTAAATTATCTGAAGGAATACTATAAATTACTTCATCCTTATTGTTATTTCCTTTTATCTCTATTCCTTTTGTGGTTATGAAGAACTTGATACTATCCTCTTCTATAGTTTCTAAAAGTTTACAAGCCGTTAAAAACTCTGAACTTTGAGCGATAAAAGAAGATGTGAACTCTAATTCTGGAAGTCTTGGTAATTTTGTCTCTTTATCTGTGTATAATCCCATCCTGTAAGAAGTTTTATCAGTTTGAAGATAGAGATAATTCTCTTTTATTTTTAAAATAAATTCTGTATTTTTCCCAATTAAAGTTAAAACCTTATACAGTTTTTCCCAATCTATAACTGTAGTTCCTGCTTCAGCAGTGTATTCCTTGAAATACTCTTTCTTTATGCTTCCTGTAAATAAAGCAACATGTGAAGCATCTATTACACTTATAGTTATCCCTTTGTCTTCTATGTTCACAATCAAATCCGATGCTTTCCCCAAATTTTCACATTGCTTTAACAATGCCGTTATACCCGTTAGTTCTCCTTTTGCTTCAAGTTTCATTTTTTATACCCCCATAAACCTAATAATCTATGGGGGGTTATGTTTTTTTTCTCTCATCTTTAAACAAAACTATCCTCTATTTTTTTTATTTGTTGCTTTTCATATTCACAAATATATTCTTCAGAACACGGGCATTCACAATCTTTACTTCTGTTTTTTGTGTTTTTATTCATTAATGGGCATTCTATCATTTTTCATCACCTCTTTTTAAAAAAGGAGTATATCTTGTAATCCCCATTTAAAATTCGCATATGCTCTTTTTCTTAGTTCTTTTACTTCTTCTATTTTTTCATTATATTCAGACAAAAGTTTTGTTATTTTAGTTAGAATTTCTTTTAATGGTTTTTCTTTATTCTCTATTTTTATTTTGGTATCTTCAGAAGGATGT